GATTTTAATTTGCCCATATACCATAGGGGGGTATCCTATGCACTTACATGTGGTTATAACGGGGCTTAACTCTCCGACCAATAAGCGAGTAACTACAATAGCAACTAATGATAAAAAATAACGCATACACGTTAAAATATTGCAACATGTTTGATTAATTATAGGAGCAATTATATGAGCAATTATAGGAGCAATTAATAAGTGAGTAGTTACTATATGTATTATTCTACCAAATGTAAATTATTAAATTTTTGTTAAGTTTATTAGATTCTATTGACATTAGATTTTAAAAGTGGTTTAATATAGGCACAGGCAGAAAGCCTAACGCACAAAACAAGCTTAAAATTTTGAAAGAGGTGCTTAGTATGTATATCTATCCTAGAGGATATAATTACATTGATAAAGTTGAATATTGGTATAATGACGGTAAATTTTTATTTTCAATATGGTGTGATGCAATACATGAAAGCAGAGATGAATTAAAATATTACATTATGCACAATGGCGCGACGATTTCAATTCTTTATAAATATGATTGTGAATCCATAGAAATTTTAAATGATGAAAGATTTGGCGATTATTTCAAGGTGGTGCTTAAAAAATGACAGCTTATCAATTGTCTTGTATCTTACCGCTTGTCATTACATTTGCCGCTATAGGCGTTGTATATGGGCTTGTAGAGTGGTTTTATTGGCACTAATATAAAATCCTTAACGTGCTTTCTAAAGGGCAGTACACGTAAAAAAAGCCCTATTCTAGCGCTTTAAGCGCCAAACAATAAACAGCCCTTAAACAGGGCAGAAAGTAGGCATAATATGAAAGTATCTGTACCACAAACGCAAATAACCTTGTGTGTAAAAGTGAATGATGCATTTCACCTGCACACAATAGCAGCAAGTGGCAAATTCACACTTGCTCTTGCAAAAAAGCATTTTAAAGATAAAGCAAATTGGTGTGAAGATTGGCAAGCGGTAAATGTGGTATCTGTTGACAAGATGGGGAAAATGGATTTTGAAATTCCCGTTGCTGATTTAGTATCCATGTTGACCGATTATATGAGCGCACAAAATGAGCAAGCAATTGCTGTAAACGATGAAAAGAAAGAGGGTTAATTTATTATGGGTATTGAAAGCACAAGCATAGCAGGTAAATATAATCATGGCATTAGGTTTAATTTTCAGATTCCTAAGGATTTCGCATATCATAGTTTAGCAAATATGTTCGAAAATGACGGTAAGGGCATTGTGTATCCTGTAAAGGGTTTGTATATTAATCATAAGTCAAAATATGGTGATGCTCCTGTTATTGTATCAGATTTTGGCATGGTTAACCTGCCTAAACATTTAACGGACACATGTAAGCAAATGTTGCTTGATGATGAATTTATAGAGGCTGTTAATGCCAATAAAGTAGGTTTCACCATTTACGCGTACACCACCAAAAATAGCAATGAAATACGGTATAGTGTAACGTGGATTGACTTATAATTTATACGGGGGACAGGTATAAAACCCTGTCCCCTTATTTTTTGAAATGGAGGTTTAAAATGACACCTATAGGTAGACATATGGACACCTTAGCGCATTACACGGGAGAACGTTGCGCACGTTTCCGCAATGATATTTTACACATAACGCAAACGGATTTTTGCAGAAATACAGGGGCAAAAATTAAGAACATTTCAGCATTTGAAAATGGGCGCGCCAATAATATCCGTTATTTGTTCTATTATTACAACATGTGTAAAACACCACACGAACAAGAACAATTCACACAATATGTATTTAGAGGGTACTAATTATGGCAGTAAAAATTATCATAAATGACGCAGAAATAAATGCTCAGTATAAGCAATTACGTCAACAGGTAAGCAAGTTGGCAAGTATGGCCAATAAGCGTTTACGGCGTATGGAGCAAGCAGGATTTCAAGAAAGCCCCGCTTATAAACAATGGATTGAAAGCGGCGGGGAATATTTCAGCGTTAAAGGCAAAACATATAATGAGTTACAATCAGAGCTTGCAAGAGTGCGTGAGTTTACAGAAAAGAAAACAAGCACAATTACAGGTGCTAAAAAGGTATTGACTGAAATTCAAAAGAATACAGGATTAGCAATATCGGGTGAAACAATGGGCGAACAATTAAGCAATTTTTTTGAATTGGCGTCACAAATTGAGCAGTATTTGCGAGTTACGGAACAAACAGCGAGTGCAATCGGCTATCAAAAAATATGGGAAGCAATTAACACATATATAAAAGATGAAAATAGCAATCTACTTGAAAGTGGCGAAAATATGGAGGATGCTATATTGAGTATTGCTAAAATGATAGGATATGAAGGGGCTGTACAAATTCTTGATAATTCCACGGATACAAGTGGGTATATTATTATATAAGTTGGTGTTATAATGCAAGATATTAGTGCATTTAATATTACAGATATTCAAGCAAATGTAATTAGAACAAATAGAAAAATTGAATATGTAAATATAGAGTGCGCATTTGATATTGAAACAACAAACACTCATTATAATGATGAAAAATTTGCTTTTATGTATTGCTGGCAATTAGGTATTAGAGATAAAGAGCATATTTATTTAGGTAGAACATGGGACGACTTTATAGAAACATGTGGTGCAATTCAGCGATATTTTAATTTATCTGAAAATAGGCGTTTAATTTGTTATATTCATAATATGGGATTTGAATTTCAATTTATGCGTAAATATTTTAGATGGATTAATGTATTTGCAGTGGATGAAAGAAAGCCAATAAAAGCATTATGTGATTTAGGTATTGAGTTTAGAGATTCATATATATTAAGTGGGTATTCATTAGCAAAAACAGCCGAAAATTTGACGCAACATAGTATTAAAAAGCTTGTTGGCGATTTAGATTATAACATTTGCAGAAATAGCAAAACGCCATTAACAGAACAGGAAAAAGCATATTGTAATAATGATGTAGAAATATTGCTGTATTATATCAATGAACAAATAGAGCTTTATCATGATATAACTAAAATACCATTGACTAATACAGGGCGTGTACGGCAATTTGTGCGTAATAAATGCTATCATACAAATACTAATCATAGAAAAGACAATAAAGGACATTACACACGGTATAGGCGCATTATGCAAGATTTAACATTAAATGTCACTGAATATGCGCAATTAAAACGTGCGTTTGCAGGTGGATTTACACATGCAAATGCCAATTATAGCGGTAAAGTGCTGGATGATGTAGCGTCCATTGATTTTACATCCAGCTATCCCGCCGTTATGTTATCCGAAAAATACCCTATGAGCATTGGTAAAATAACAATACTAACTAAAGAGAAAGATTTTGAATTTTATTTGTCGCGTTATTGCTTGCTTTTTGATGCTGTATTTACCAAAATAGAGCCAACTATATTTTATGAACATTATATAAGTGAAAGCAAATGTACTCATTTAATAAATCCAATAGTAGATAATGGGCGGATATATAGTGCGGATGAATTACAAATAACATTAACTGATATTGATTTTAGAATTATTAAACAATGTTATAAATGGGAACAATGCAAGGTAGGCAATATTATACGATATGCAAAAGGATATTTGCCTAAACCTGTATTAAAATCAATTATAGAATTATATGGCAAAAAAACAACCTTAAAAGGTGTGCAAGGTAAAGAAACAGAATATTTATTGTCTAAAGGCATGTTAAATTCAGTGTATGGAATGTGTGTAACCGATATTGTCCGCGATAATGCTATATACTCTAATGATGAATGGACAAAAGAAACAACAAATGCCTCTGAAGATATTGAGAAATATAATAACTCAAAATCCCGTTTTTTATTTTATCCATGGGGAGTATGGGTAACAGCATATGCACGTGCCAATTTATGGACAGGTATATTAAACATTAAAAATGATTATGTTTACAGTGATACAGATAGTATTAAATTTTTACACTATGAACAGCATACCGATTTCATAGAATGGTACAACAAGCGCATAACCGATAAATTAAGAACAATGTGTACTGAAATGAAAATAGATTTTGATTTATTAGCGCCAAAAACCATTAAAGGAATCAAAAAGCCGTTAGGCGTATGGGATTTTGAAGGAATTTACACACGGTTTAAAACATTAGGTGCAAAACGTTATTTAGTTGAGCAGGACAACAAATTGCATTTAACCGTTGCTGGTTTAAGCAAACAAAATGGCTTGCAATATATGCTTGAACAATGCGGCAATAATACAAAAGTATTTGAAATGTTTAATGATGAATTATATATTGATGGCGAACACACAGGAAAAATGACACACACCTATATTGATGTAGAACAGGAGGCATTAATAACTGATTATTTGGGTAACACCGAACATGTTATTTCTAAAAGTTGTGTATACCTTGAAAACTGTGAATTTACGCTTTCTATTTCTAAACAGTATGGGCAGTTTTTGAAGATGCTTACACAAGGTTATATTTACAAAGGAGTAAAATATATATGACAGACCTTTTGACTTTTTATAGCTTACGGAAAATACTTGCCAAACATGCAATCTATAATTTGATTGTGGGCAAACGTTCTAACGGTAAAACATATGCGGTATTAGAATATGCTTTGCAGGAATACGCGAAAAATCGCTCGCAATTAGCAATTATAAGACGCTGGAAAGAAGATATAATTGGAAAGCGCGCACAACAATATTTTAAAAATTTAACAGCAAATAGAGCAGTTGAAAAAATAACAAATGGCAAATATACGGGTATATATTATTATGCAAGTAAATTTTATCTATGCAATTATGACGAACAAGGTAGACCGATTTATAATGCTGAAGATGATTTATTTGCACACTGTTTTGCCTTGTCTGAAATGGAGCACGATAAGGGCAACAGTTTTCCATATATTAACACCATATTTTTTGATGAATTTATTTCTAAAGGCCTCTATTTACAAGATGAATTTGTGCTATTTATGAATGTTATTAGCACAATAGTAAGGCAACGTGAAAATGTTAAAATATTTATGTGCGGTAACACTGTTAATAAATTCTGCCCTTATTTTAAGGAAATGGGATTAAAGCATGTTGATAGCATGAAACAAGGCACTATTGATGTATACACCTATGGAGATAGCAAACTTACTGTTGCTCTTGAATATTGTGCAGATAATAGTGCGGCAAGGAACAATAACTATTATTTCGCATTTGATAATCCAAAATTACACATGATAACAAGTGGTGCATGGGAGCTTGATATATACCCACACTGCCCCGTAAAGTATAAACCGATAGATATTATATACACTTATTTTATCCTATTTAATGATGCTATTTACCAATGTGAAATAGTGCAAAAAGATAACATTGTGTTTACTTTTATCCACCATAAGACCACACCGATAAAAAATCCCGACACCGATTTAATTTTCAGCCTTGAATATAACCCGAAAATAAATTATAATAGAAATGTATTAAGACCACAAATTAAGCGCTTAGAGCGTTTAGCATGGTTTTATAATACAGGCCGTGTTTACTATCAGGATAACGAAGTAGGAAACACGATTCACAACTATTTGCAGATATGCAAAGGGGGCTAATTTATGGATGTATCCGCCTTTTCGCAAATTGTATCGACTGTTGGTTTCCCTATTGCCTGTTGTATTGCGATGTTTTGGCAAATGAATAAACAAACAGAGCTACACAAGCAAGAAATGGACAGTATGAAAGAGGCACTAAACCAGAACACAAGCGCAATAAATAAACTTGTAATTTATATGCAAGGAAAAGAGGTTATATCAAATGAGTAAAACTGATAACTTTATTTTAGACACGTTAAATAAGCGGTATAATTATCTTGATAAGGACGCAAATATTAAAGATTATATACGCTATATGTTTAATCGCTCTTTTGCGATGTTTGAATATAGCGGCTTGCCCGACACCATACCCGCAATAGAGCTTGAAAAGATTCTTCAAATTGGTGGTTTTGGCATATGGGCAAAAGTCAATGATGAATTGTATGTATTTAATGGCGGTTTAGGCGGCGAACAGGACGCATATTATAGGCCGACTATTGCAACAGTTAGCAATCCTGCCTTGAATATAAGCACCAATTTCACGATTGATAAAGATTGTGTTATAATGCCGTCGGATAGTATGTTTTGTGGCTTGTATCCGCTTTATAGTCGGTATTGTACGCTTTTAAACGAAAATGATATTTCTATGCTGTTATATGACGTAAATAAAAGAGCAGCGTTTATTCTATGCGCACAAGATGATAACACAGCCGATAATGCCCGCGATTATTTGAATAACCTGTATAAAGGTGAACAAGGTGTTATTACAGACAAAAATTTTGTAGGCGCTTTTTCTGCTAATTCCATACAACAAAATTCACAAGGCATTAAAGACCTAATTGAGTATCAACAGTATCTAAAAGCGTCAATGTATAATGAAATTGGCCTTAATTCTAACTTTAATATGAAACGTGAACGCCTTAACACAAGTGAAGTTGAAATGAATAGCGGCAATCTATATCCACTGATTGACGATATGTTAAACAGTCGCAAAACTGCACTTGAAAAAGTAAATAAAATGTTTGGCACAAATATAAGCGTTGATTTTGCAAGTAGCTGGAAAATGAGAGCAACGGAATTTGAACAAGCGGCATTAAATGAGCAGGAAAGCGGCACAGAGGGCGCACAGAGCGCGGAAGACGCTGGACAGGTAGAAACACCAATGGAGCAGGAAAGCGGCGCAGAGGCCACGGAAAGCGGCTCAGAGAACGAACAAGCGTCACAAGATGAAAGTGATACAGAAAAGGAGGGTGAAAATGTTGAGTAAAGTAAACAACGTGTGCCTTGATTGTGGTAAAATCTTTCAAGCCTACTATGCAAAAGCGTATTGTAAAGAGTGTGAACAAAAGCGCGGTTTGATTAAAGGAAAATCAACTGTTAAATATCCTTTAAAAGAAGTCATTGAACGTGCTAATAAAGATGGGCTTTCATATGGGTATGAAGTGGCAAAAATAGAGGGTCGATTAAATGGCCAAATTCTTGATGCCTTTAACGATTATGTTAACGCATGAATATAGAAAAGAGGTAAATAAAAATGACAACATTAAACAGTGTACTACCAGAAAGTGGCATTTTTACCGCTATTGATACTGTAAAACCTTTTCCATGGCGCGACATTATTACACCATCACAAATGGATGCCACATACAAAGCACTATTTACGAACAAGCCTATTAGTAAATTAGTAAAACTTCTTTTGGGCGATAATTCCACTTTAACAGAAGACAACATTAGTGTTCTTGCAAATTATTTGTATGTTCTATACTATGAAAAATGGTCTTTAATATATGGAATTTATTCTAAACGCGCAACTATATTTGATAATGGATATAGTGAAACAGTAACGGAAACAATAACGCATGATTATAATACAACGGATACAGGAACAACAAAAAATATCAATACGGAAACAGGGAAAATTAGTGCTTACAATTCATCTGATTTTCAAGATAAAGACCAAACAAATAACACAGGCACAAATACAAGGGATTTAGCGGGAACAGATACAGGCACTCAAGGGCGCACATATACTAAAACAGGCTATGGAGAAAATTATATTGATGCCTATGAAAAATATATTTCAGCCTTGAAAAGCGATTTATTGTATGGTATAATCTTTGTGGATGTCAATAGTGTATTGGCACGCCATGTTTATAATCTTTATGAATAATTTGAAAGAGGTGTTTCTATTATGACTGTTAAGCAAGTTTATGAGCTTATGAACACAGTGACTAATGAAGTTTTAGGCAGAACCGACCTTGTAGCCGAAGACCTAAGCAATGTAGTTGATGTAGGCACTGAAATTTTCAGCGCGTCCAGCGTGGATAATTACGTCAAAAGCCTTGTAAATCACATTGGCAAAGTTATCTTTGTAAATCGTCCTTATAGCGGCAAACTGCCCTCTATTCTCATGGATTCATGGGAATTTGGTAGCGTTCTTGAAAAAATTTCTGCCGACATTCCAGAGGCAACAGAGAATGAAACATGGGAGCTTGAAGACGGCAAAGAGTACAAGCAAGACATTTTTTATAAGCCCGTCGTTTCGGCAAAATTCTTTAATTCTAAAATTACATTTGAAGTACCCCGTTCCTTTACTGAAAGACAGGTTAAAGAAAGCTTCAGCAATGCCGCACAGCTTAACGGCTTTATTTCCATGCTTTATAATGCCGTTGACAAGTCTATGACTATTAAAATTGACGCGCTTATTATGCGTACAATCAATAGCATGACGGCGCAGACCTTTAACGCTGATTCTACCGCCTTTAATGGCGATTATTCCAGCACTTCAACTAATCGTTGTGTGAATCTTTTGCAAATGTATAACGCCAAATTTGGCAAAACTCTTGCCGCAAACGAGGCCATTTTTGAGCCTGAATTTGTGCGGTTTGCGTCTTATATTATGGGCGTGTATGTTGACCGAGTAGGCAGTATTTCCACGCTTTATAATGTAGGCGGCAAGGACAGATTCACCGATAAGGCTAATCTACACTTTGTAACGCTGGCAGATTTTGCAAAAGCAAGCGATGTATATTTGCAGTCGGATACATTCCACAATGAGCTAACCAAACTGCCGCAATATGAAACCGTGCCTTATTGGCAGGCAAGCGGCACAAGTTACAAGTTTGAAGATATATCCGCAATCAATGTAAAGATTGACGCCGATACCACAATAAATGTAACGGGCATTTTGGCAGTTATGTTTGATAGGGACGCATTGGGCGTTTGCAATACGGATAGGCGCGTAACTACCGCTTATAATGCAAAAGCAGAGTTTTTCAATAACTACTACAAATTTGATGCGGGATACTTTAATGATACTAATGAAAACTTCATTGTTTTCTATGTAGCATAAAATAAAGCATTAAATTAAAGGGGGAGTAAGGGTATATAAATCCCTTTACTCCCCCAATTTTATTATAGGGAGGTATCGTAATGCAAATTACATTATACACCACAAAAAGCCCTAATAATTATATAGGGAAAACACTAGAAAATCCTATTGAAATAACATGTAATTTTAAGGGCATTGCAGATTATAAAAATCCTGTTATTGAATTATATAGAGACAGTGTTATTACATCCAATTATTGTTATATACCAGACCTAAACAGGTACTATTATATTAAGGATGTTCAAATACTACCAAATGGTTATTATGTTCTATCCTTGCAAGTCGATGTACTTGAAAGCTGGAAAGCGGATATTCTTAATAGTACATGTAGAGTTAAAAGGCAAAGCGATTTCAATAATTATTATGATAGCGATTTTGCAACACAAATCAACAAAACGGCAACTATATATAAATCAACTGTTACTATTTCCGATACCAAAACAAATATTTTAGTTACAATTGGAGGTTAAAATTATGGCTCTTCAAAATATCACAATTAATCAAGCCAATGCAGCTTATTTGAATAGCCCAACAACAGCTACAATTAGTGTTACTACTCCATGGGAAATTGTTGGAGGGAAGTCTTCAACCTATTCACAAGCGCGTATGACATGGACAGATGCCAGCAGTTTACAAACGGGCGTACAATTTTATTTTACACCATCCGATACCACATATTATACTACATCTGAATATGTATTATATATAGCTAAAACAAATAGTTTTGATTTCAATAATCCTGCAACGACGGGTGTAAAATTAGATTTAGATTATGAAAATGTTTTGGAGATTTATAAAACAAATACGGGCAGAATAAATGTATATTTAATTGACCCATCAGCTTTTATTAATGCAATAGATGCGGCATATGCGGCGGGAACATTTGGTTCTAACTTTCCTAAACTATGTATTGTGCCACTTACAGATACAACAAGTTACACATACACGGAAAATCTTACAAATTGCACAAGCAATTATACGGATACCACTATTACAAGTGGCGAACACACTATAACGCTAACAGCAAATAGCGGATATGAATTTACAGAAACACCAACTGTATCAGGCGGTACAATTAGTGCAACTATTTCTACCGATAAATCAACTTGTACTTGCACTGTTAATGTGACTGCCGATTTTACTATTACAGCAACAGCAAGTGAAATAGTTGTAACGGAATATACTATTACGCAAAATCTTACTAATTGCACAAGCGATTATACAAATACAACAATAACAGAAGGTAGTCAAATTATTTATTTAACCGCAAATGATAATTATATATTTAATAATAATCCCACCATAACGGGTAGCACGGCAACAATCGAAAAAACTACCAATAAAAAGACAATTATCTGCACTATTAATGTAACAGGCAATCTAATTATTAACGCAACAGCGGATTTAATAACCTATAGTTACACCCAAAATCTTACTAACTGTTCAAGTGATTACACGGATAATACAATAACGATAGGCGAAAACACTATCACTTTAACCGCTAATGATGGATATGAATTTACAGATACACCAACAGTAACAGGCGGTACAATTAGTGCAACAATTTCTGCTGATAAATTAACTTGTACTTGTGCCGTCAATGTAACTGCCGATTTTACTATTACAGCAACAGCAACTAAAGTAACAAAAGAATATACCTATACCCAAACGCTTACTAATTGTTCAAGTGATTATACAGGCTCTACAATAACAGAGGGTGAACACACTGTCACTTTAACCGCTAATGATGGATATGAATTTACAGATACACCAACAGTAACAGGCGGTACAATTAGTGCAACAATTTCTACCGATAAATTAACTTGTACTTGTGCCGTCAATGTAACTGCCGATTTTACTATTACAGCAACAGCGAGTGAAATAGTTATAGGCCAATACAGCTTTACCCAAACACTTACTAATTGTTCAAGCAATTACACAGATAGTACAATAACAGCTGAAGAACATACTATTACATTAACAGCCGATACAAATTATTGGTTTTCCTCTACAAATTTTATTACAGTAACAAACTCAGGCTCTCCGACTATTACAGTAGCCACTAATAAATTAACCGCAACTGTCACATTTACACCTAAAAGTGATTGTGTTTTAACTGCTAAAGCATTTCAGTATATCTATAGTTACTCTGAACAATTAACACATTGCTATAGCAATTACACAAGCTCAACAATACAAGATGGCGTGTATGATATTACGTTTACCGCCGATGATGGTTATGAATTTACTAATGCTAATGTACTATTATATACAACGGGTGGACATTCCTACACATACACATTGACAGGCACTCAAGCAACTGCTACACTCACTATTTCAGGCGATACAGTAGTATATTTAACAGCAACAAAATCTGTTGTTTCTCTTTCACCATTAGTATCCTTATTTGCCCCTACCGATAATGAAATATCCCAACTTGCAAGCATACGATTTTTTGATGATGACTCAAATTTAGTTGATAGAGGGCAATATATTGTTGAATATTATGTACTGCCTTTTGAAATACCTGATTCCATGCAAGCAGATAAACGGGACATATATTTGGGCACATATGATACAACTGTACAATCAGTAGAAATTGATGGTTATATGCTTAATGTTGATTTAGGTAGTATAAATGTACCTGCCATTTATAATAATGTATATGACTATAAAGACACAAACGCAACACTATTTTTGCCATATGCAAGTGAAATTGAGATACCTATTGAAATGATTATTTCTCAAACTATTTCTATCAATTATCTTATAAACCTATATAGTGGAGATTGTATCATAATTATTAAATCAACTTTAACCAATGAAACAATTTTAACACAACGAGCTAATGTTGCAATCCGTGTACCATATACACAATTAAATGATAGCGCAAAAACTAATTTAAATGTGCCCTTAATAAATGACATTTTGACGCCCTATATTCAAATTACACGTAATATACCCTATGATGTGACTACACAATGGGGCAAACCATGTATTGAAAGCGGGTTAGTAAGCGATTTTAACGGGTATATAGAAACTGAATTTATTGACTTACAAACTACTGCTACCAATGCTGAAAAAGATGAAATAATAGCTCTAATGCAAAAGGGGGTGTTTATTGTATGATTTATGAAACAGGCAGTGTAATAGTTTGCAATTTATCAAATGGAGATATGCAATTATCTGCCCACTTTAAATTGTCTGAATTTGCTTGTAAAGATGGTACACAAATAGTATTTGTTGGCGATGAATTATTAGACGTATTAGAGGACATACGAGAACATTTTAATAAACCTGTCATAATCAATAGCGGATACAGAACAGTTAATTATAATAAAAAGATAGGTGGCGTTGCTCATAGTAGGCATTGTATGGGCATTGCAAGCGATATTCATATTGACGGAATTACACCAAAAGAGATTTATAATTATCTTGATATTAGCTATCCTAATTGCTATGGAATAGGCTTATATAATAGCTTTGTTCATATAGATACAAGGAATAAAAAAGCAAGGTGGAATAATAGCAAATAATTTCTCTTGTAATTTCTCATAACATTTTATAGCGTGTAATAGGTGTAGTAACTACTCACTTATTACACGCTTATTAATTGCTCCTATAATTGCTCATATAATTGCTCCTATAATTAATCAAACATGTTGCAATATTTTAACGTGTATGCGTTATTTTTTATCATTAGTTGCTATTGTAGTTACTCGCTTATTGGTCGGAGAGTTAAGCCCCGTTATAACCACATGTAAGTGCATAGGATACCCCCCTATGGTATATGGGCAAATTAAAATC